TGATTGATCTATGAAAGGTTGAAAACCACCTATACCTTGATCAGCTAGTTGAAATCCTCTTTCCTGCATAGGATCAAACCCTGCAACACCTTGTGTGGGTATATCAACTTGACCCTCACGCATTCTTTGCTCACGTGTAAGGTCAGAGAATAAAGTACCCTCATCATATCTGCCGTCAGTGCCAGTGTATTTATATTCACCATAACCTTCTTCACCAGGTTTTGCCTGTGGATCAACGGCTTCAAATGGGCTCATGCCAAACATTGTGTATTGTTTAGCGGCCTCCATCAAGCCTAGCTTGGCTGCTTCTATCTGTGGTGCATCACGTTGATACGTTGTTTGAAACTGCGTATTTTGTGGGCTATCACCTGAACCAAAACTCATACAAATTTTCTCCTATATGCGTTCGCAAAATGTTCCATACCTAGTCGTTTTGCCATCGCATCAAATTTTTTTATCGCTACATCGGAAAGGCGTGGTTCAAAAATGACTTCTCTTACGCCTCTCATCTTTGCCCAATCCATAAATTTTTTCATCATAAATATTCCTGCCATCCCGTTTCTATGCTTAGGATCTACGTATAACTCTAGCTCCTTCGCAAATGTTTCGTAGCTGTAAGAATACTCCATTATTCTACCAGCCATAAATCCAATTCTTTTGTTACCTTTTTCAATTAGGATCGCAAAATAATTTGGATCTGTTATTGCAACATCAAAGTATTTTTTTGCTTTGACATCGTTGTACTCTACCTCACTCCAGTCAGATTCTTTGTGGTGTTCCTTGCTAGCAGCAATTGCCCACTCATAATCTTGAGGTTCTACGAACCTCCATTTCACTATCTATTACCCTTTCCACCCTTCTTTTGTCTATATTCTTTTTGTCTTTTCTTTTGTTTTTCATAAGCTTTTGCAGCCATTGTTTGTGTTCTCTTTTTATTTTCTTTTGCTTTAGCTTTTTTTGCAGAATCTATTTTACCAACAGCAAATCCTGCAGCTCCTGCAGCCCCAATTCTTGCCGTATCTTTAAGAGCTTCTTTTGTTGGACTAGCAACTAACCTTTTTGTTTTAGGTTGTGGTTTTTGTTTAAATCTATCGGGATTTAATTTCATACCGCTAGGTGTTTTTACATACCTAGGTTGTGGTTTCTTTTTAGTAATACCACCTGGTTTTTTAGCTTTTTTAGTAAGTTCTTTTAATATTGTTTTTTTTGCCATTATCTTTCTCCCATTTTTTCTGATTCAGGATCCAATTTATTCATCATTTTATACATCCTTTTTGCTCCGGCCATACGATCACCGTTGCCAAAGTTTTCTACTGCTTTTGCCGTCATGACAAACTCACCGTCAGATAGTTTTGCATCAATCATATCGTCTTTTGGACCACCTGGGCCACTGACATCGCCCCCTTTATCCATATCCAATGATGCTATTCCTCCAGTATTCATGAAAGCACCTTGATAGAATGGATTGTCCATCTCACCTCCTATCAAACTTTCATCGACACCATATAAAAATGCTAATTCTTTTCTTCTTCTACGTTTAGCTGCTTCAAATTCTTCTTCAGGTGTATCACGTCCTGCATATAATCCTGCTGCTTGTGATACAGCTGTTGGTAAAAAGTTTGTTTCAAATCTACCTGTTGGCATACCAGCTTCATCTAATACTGGTTTGCTAAATATATCTGCTGATGGCATTGTTAACGCTTCACCTGGCACTTCTTTTGAAAAAATAAATTGATCTGCTGCACTAGTTGCATTTGGATTTAATGTTCTAGTAAATCCTGGCATAGCATCAGCTTGATTACCCACGTATTGATCTAATGAAGATGGACCCATCATCGCTGCTTGTGGTGTTCTGCCAAATAAAATATCTTGTGCTGTTACAGTTGGTGCTGTGTAAGGCACTGTTGTTGGTGCCATAACTGTTGTTGGTGTTTGAGATGGCATAAAGAAACCTTGATCAACATCAGCTTGATCAAAAGGTATATTTTTCATAACTGATTGTGGTCTTAATGCCTCTTGTGTTGTAGCACCTGCGTTTGCAGCATTGAATTGTTTTGCAGCGTTTGCTGCACTTAAATATGAAAAAGGTATTGACGTTAGACCTGCAGCCAAAGCTGCTTGAGCTGGTCTTCTTGATCCACTAAGTGCTGCTGTACCATAACCAAGTGCTGTTTGTTTTAATGCGTTGGCCATTAGTGGTGACATGTTTGCAAATAAAGGTTTAGCACCTAGCGCACCGAACACTGGTCCTGCTGCAAATGATAAAGCTGCCGGTAGTGCCATTTGCACTAACGGATTCTTCATTAATTTACTTAAAAATCCCATACTATTTTAATAAACTAGCTATCCCACCACGGTTCATGTAATCGTTTGGATCTAATCCTTGTTCTATCATTTTTATTATTGTTCTGTAATCTGATGGATCTATTGTTGCTGCCGCTGGCATTGCAAACATTTGAAAACCTTCTTGTCCTGGATTCATATCCATAAAATCTGGCATGCGCTGTCCTCTTGGCATTCTATCTGGAAAAGGCATTTGTCTAAAAGGACCCATACCTGGAGGTACACTTGGAAATGGCATTGGTGCCGGCGTCATAGGACCTCTTGGTCCTGGCATTGGCGTAGGCATTGGCATCGGCATTCTAGGTGGCGTAGGCATTGGAAATCTTCTACTAGGAGGATCCATTCGTCCACTGTCATAAAAATTAAATGGAACACCATCAGGTGCTATGTCTCTTGCTCTGTCATCTATTGTGCCTGGTGACCTCATAGCCTGTCCTCGTCTGCCTGGTGAAGGCATGGGAGCATCTCTACGTCTACCTAAATCTCTATCTATAGCCATTACGAACTGCCTCCAAATATGTCGGGCAACTTGTTAACTTGAATTGCCACGTCGCGTTTAATATCTTCTTTTTTAGTGCTGGTTGCAGGGTTGTTTACATCATCCTCTGCCTCTTTTTCATCGGCATAGACTTTCCCTGTAGTTGCGTGCTTGATGACGGTAGTTGTTTCTACGTCAATCTTAGGAATTGATCTTCCTGCAATCACGGTAATGTCATCTTTTATAGCCATTTTTTCTCCATTATGCAATAATTAACTTATCTCTAGCACACTAAGAACAACATGTAAATCATTAGCGTTTTCTGCTTGTATCTTAATTATCTCAGACTCTTTTGCTATCAATGGTGTAGCAGAAGATACGTGAGAATCTGCAGAAATCTGGCTTATGTTGCCAGCTGCCAACAACTCTTGTGTTGTGCCTTTCTCAATGTCTCTACTTTTTTGTAGCGTAAAACTTGTAGGTGTGGTGTCTACCAAAAACAAAGATATTTCGCAATCATTTGTCGTATCTACATTTGCTACGTGTATTGATTTTATTATGGCTGTTGTTTCTGCTGGCACTGTGTACAATGTTGTCAAATCTGTGCTTGATAAAATTGCTTTGTGATTTGTATATACGTTAGCCATTAAGACAAAAACCAATTTATGGCTTCAGACTCATCTCTAAGAGGTTCTGAAGTGTATGTGTTGTTTAGAGCAAATATAAGTTGCTCTAATGTTTGCACCATTTGTGACATTTGCGATTGATCGTATTCTTCTGTTGCTTGTGGTATAATAGGTATTGTTATCTTAGTCATTATCCACCTCTCATGCCATCTGGTTTACCGTCAAATCTTATGGTGCCGTATCGCCACTTTTCATCAACAGCATCACTAGACACGCGTAGTGCAAGTTGTCTGCCTCTTATACGTGTATCTTTTTTAGTCGTGCTTGTTGTAACGACAAATGGCCCATGTGTTCTTTGTGAAGCTGATGGATATGGTCTTGATTTTACACTAACATCCACTTCTCCAATTTGATTTTTAAAATCAGGTATAAATCTAGATATAGATAAAAACTGATCACCATCACCTACGTCAATATCTCCTGATTCTATATGACAATTCATTGCCGCACCGTCATCGTTAACACCTTCTTCGTGTAAGTATATTAGTGTTCTACCTTCTTTTACACCGTTGATAGTAGATATTGTTGCAGTGTTGTCATCAGACTCAAATTCTGCTGCGTACGGATTAGGATATACACCACGATCTGCCCAAGAGCTACGTGCTAATGTTCCTATATACCATATTTTTTCGGCGTAATTGTATGTTACGTTTCTATCTATCTGTGTAGAATTTTTAGATGGATAGAACCATATTACTTCATTAAAGTCAGAGTTGACCGCACAAAACACATCACCTAATGCATTATTGTTTATATCATCAAATACATAATCTTGCACACTACACGGTATCTTTTTGACAGCACCGTCAAATAAGAAAAAAGAATCATTACCCATCCAGTAAGCTATACCGTTTACGTCTACTGCAGAGTTAATACCTACAGCTCCACAGTTTGTACCTAGCTGTCTAAATCCAAAAGTAAAAGGTGGACCAATAAACTGCATTTGATACAGAGCAGTATCTGTGTAAATAAGTATGACACCTCTAGATCTAACAGCTGTGTTTATTTGATTACCATCTGTTAGTCTTTGCGATCCAGCTGTATTTGTAGCTGTTGGTGTCCACGTTGCAGGATCCTCTTGATCTGAAAAACGTAAAAACATATTATCTTGTGTAGAAGATGTGCCTATTGTTGTTTCTGTGCCAAAACATATTACGTGTCTATCATCACCTGATACTAACATAAATCTAGATTTAGTCGGTGCACCACTGACATTTGTTCTAGACGCCAGATTGCCAGTCAAACCAGAAGAAGTATCCCAATAATAAAGACTGCCATTAAACTGTTGTGCTAATACATCTTCGCCCCAATTGTCCAAGGCCCATTTACCAGACTGTAGTAAAACGCCGTCAGCACCTGTCAAACCCTCACGAGATGTATTCCAAGTTGATGCGTTCCAAGTTCCTGCACCCCATCCATATCCGTATAT